ATTAGGTTATTTGCCTATGATGCGTTTGGGTATACCTGGAGCGATTCTAGGAGGGGCTGGAATGGGTTACTCTGCATTGTCTTCTTTTGCTCCAGAGTTTACACAACAGTATATTGATCAACCCGTAGGTAAAGCGTATGAATATTCAAAAGATAGACTTGGTGATTTTTTTAGTGGCGTAGGTGATTCTTATAATGATTTTATGAATTATGAAGGATATAAAGACGGCGGTAGAATTCACTTAAAAGGTGGCGGAATGGATGCTTCAAAATCGGATTTTGGAAAAAGTAAAAACAAAGACAAAGACGACACTAAAAATAACGACAACACTAAAAACAAAGACGACACTAAAAACAAACCTGCTACAGGACCAACTGCTAGTCCTACGACAACTATGGGTCCATTGGGAGTAACACCCGGAGAGGTAAATCCATTAGGTCCTACGGGTATGGCCCCCCTGGGTTTTGGGGGTTTTATGTCTGCAGCCATGGATGACGAAGATTCTTCGCCTTTGGGTAGTTTAGGTTTTAATATAGGTGATGTTTCAGTAAACGTTAATCCTTTTGGATCTACGCAAATTGGTATGACAGCTCCGTTAGGTTCAATTCCTGGCATAGGTGGTCTATTTGGATATAAGCAGTAATGCCAATAACACGTTCACAAACAGGTAAAAGTGTTTCTAAAAAAGAAAAGAAAATCAGCAAGGTAATGCGTGAGTTTAAAAATAAAAAATTAAACATTGGCAAATCTAAGAAAAAGGTTAAGAATAGGAAGCAAGCCATAGCCATCGCGCTTAGCGAAGCTGGTGTAAAAAAGAAAAAGAGGAGGTCATAATGATCGACGAAATAAAATATAAAGTCCAAGAATGGTGGGACGGAACCACCAAGAAAACAAAAATTATAATTGCTGTAGGCATTGTAATTATAATCGCGGCAATCATCACTAACAGCTAATGAACCCACTGCTACTTATCAAACCACTTTTAGGTCTTGGAGGAGGATTATTAAATAATCCCGTTACGAAACTTATCACCGAAAAGACCGTTGGCGCAATTTCTCACAAACTTGAGAAGGACAAAATTATCAAAGCAAAGGAGATAGAAGCGGCTGCAAAAGTGGACGTAGCAAAGATTGGTGTTCAGATGGAACAGGTGAGACAAACCGCTAATTCATGGAAAGACGAATATTTGGTCGTTTTCTGGAGCCTGATTATTTTGGCACATTTTACACCTTGGACACAACCATGGATGGCAGCAGGATGGGAAATATTGAAAGGAGCAAATGATTATTTCTGGATCATCATACTCACAATAGTGGGTGGAAGTTTTGGTGTTACGACACTAAATAAATTCAGAGGCAAGTAATCATTGACAGAAGAAAAGAACCCGCTTGACGAGTTCTGGGAAAGAAACGGAGAAAAGGAGAAGAAATATGTCAGAAGCTACAGACCCAATAAACGTAATATACAAACTGAAAAGGAGCATGCAAGATCAGATGGACGCACTGGTCCAGACTCTAGCAAACGGAGGGGTTGACAGTTTAGAAGATTACAAATATATTGTGGGAAAAATCCACGGAGTGGATGCAATAAATCAGGAACTCTCTAACCTGCTAGAACCAAAGGAGCCAAAACCAGATGACCCAAACAACGTCACACGCATTAGAAGATAAGTACAACGCTGAAGAAGATGCAAAAAAGATAGCAGCACACGAAGCGGAAAAAGAAACAACCTCAACAAATTTAGAAAAATTACCTGACCCTACGGGTTGGCGTATTTTAGTCATGCCTTTTAGAGTGAAAGAAAAAAGTGAAGGCGGAATTATTATAGCACAAGAAACATTGGATAGAGCAAGAGCAGCTGTACAAGTTGGTTATGTCTTGAAGATGGGACCACTTTGTTACAAAGACGAAGATAAATATCCAACAGGTCCATGGTGCAAACCAAAAGATTGGGTGATCTTTGCAAGGTATGCAGGATCACGAATGGGAATTGACGGTGGAGAAATTAGAATGTTAAACGATGATGAGATCTTAGGAACGATAGACGATCCAAAAGATCTTATTCACGCAATGTAATTCATAGGAGGAATTAACTATGCTAGAAGACGATTTAAAAATCGACGTAGGTGAAACCGATGAGCAAGAACAAGAAATAGATCTTGATGCCACGGCACCAGAACAATCACTAGAGGAGGAGCAAATTGATGTTGAAGAAAGTCAAGACGATAGTCAGCCCGCTGACGCATCTTCGAAATCTGATAAGCAGTCTGATGTTCAGGCTAGCGAACAGAAACAAGAACTAGATGATTACAGCGAAGGCGTACAAAAAAGAATAGCAAAACTTACTCGTAAAATGCGAGAAGCTGAAAGGCAAAAAGAAGAAGCTATTCAGTATGCTCAAAATATAAAAAACCAAGCTGAAAGAATGAGAGGTCAGTATGATACTCTCGGCAGTAATTTTACAAAAGAGTTAGAAGCTAAAGTAGCAAACGGTATGGATGCTGCAAAGCTAGCTTATAAACAAGCTGTAGAATCTCAAGACATTGATGCACAAATCGCTGCACAACAGCAAATAGCAACAATGGCTATGGAAGAAGCAAAGCTCAACGCTTTAAAAGAGCAACAAGCTTTACAATCTCAAAGACAACAAGCACAACCACAGGCACAACCAAAAGAAAACCTTTATCAAGTAGCTCAGGGAACACCTACACCGCAAGAAGTTGCACAAGCAGGAAGGCAGTTGGATCCTAAAGCTGAAGGATGGGCGAGTAAAAACCCTTGGTTTGGTACTGATAATGCAATGACTTATACTGCATTTGACATACACAGGGAGCTTGTTGAGAACGAAGGATTTGATCCACAATCAGATGAATACTATTCTGAAGTCGATAAACGAATAAGAGTTGCATTCCCACACAAATTTGATAAAGTGGAGCAATCTACAGCTGAGCCACCAGCTCAGACTGTTGCAAGTGCTAAACGTCCAGCAAGTACAAAAGGACGCAGAAAAACTGTGAAGCTCACACCATCACAGGTAGCTATTTCTAAACGACTAGGTGTGCCACTTGAAGAATATGCGAAACAATTAATCGCGAAGGAGGGCTAAGCATATGGAAAAAGATAAAATGAAAACCACTCGCGCGAGTCAAACTCGGGCTAAAACTGAAAAGCCTAAAGTATGGACTCCCCCATCATCACTAGATGCACCGCCTGCACCAGACGGGTATCGACATAGATGGATACGTGCTGAAAGCATGGGTTTTGATGATACAAAAAACATAACTGGAAAACTAAGATCCGGTTGGGAACTTGTAAGATCAGATGAATATCCAAATGAAGATTATCCGGCAATAGACTCAGGTAAGTATGCAGGTGTTATAGGAGTTGGTGGCCTTGTGCTGGCAAGGATATCCGAAGAGCTCGCACAGTCTCGAGAAGCGTATTACAAACGAATGAATGCGGATCGACAAGAGGCTATTGAAAACGATGTCTTGAAGGAACAGCACCCAAGTATGCCGATCAATCAAGATCGACAGACTCGTGTAACTTTTGGTGGTACTAAGAAATAGCATTTTGATATTTCTACCACTGATTTAACTTAACCTTTAAGGAGGAAAACAATATGGCAAATATAGATGCCCCTTTTGGTTTAAATCCTGTTGAGAAAATCGGTAGTGGTCCATCTGGAAAACTAAATGGCTATAGAATAGCAGCTTCTGAAGATCCAATCTTTCAAGGAGATGCTGTAATGCCAGATGCTGGTTTTATACAGCAAGCTGACGCAGGTAGTGATCTACTTGGAGTTTTCTGGGGATGTAAATTCGATGATCCAACAACGAATAAACCAACTTTTAAAAACCAATACGCGACAACAACAGCAGAAGCTGACGCGTTTGTTTATGACGATCCTTATCAAGTGTTCGAAATTCAAGGAACATCTGGTACTGCATCTCAACAAACAGACATTATGAAAGCTAATGATCTTGTTGTGGCTAATGGCTCAACATCAACTGGAGTAAGTGTTATGGAGTTGAAGATGACTTCAATGCAAAACCCTGGCGCAGCTCAGCTCAATATTACAGGTTTCTCTGGCAACAGTGAAAGAAACCAAATTGACTCAGCTGGTCACGCGGTTTACAAAGTTCTCATCGCCGAACACGTATACTCTAACTTATAATAGCAGGAGGACATAAATTATGGCTATATCAAGACAACAACTAGCTAAAGAGCTAGAGCCAGGTCTAAATGCATTATTTGGACTTGAGTACAAAAACTACGAAAACCAACACGCTGAAATCTATGACACAGAAAACAGTGACAGAGCTTTTGAAGAAGAAGTAATGTTATCTGGCTTTGATAAAGCTTCTGTTAAGTCAGAAGGTGCTGCTGTGACTTATGATAACGCGCAAGAAACTTTCACTGCAAGATATCAACACGAGACAATTGCTCTCGCGTTCTCAATTACTGAAGAAGCGATTGAAGATAACTTGTATGACAAAATTTCTACTCGTTATACAAAAGCACTAGCAAGATCTATGGCTCAAACAAAGCAAGTTAAAGCTGTGAACATTCTAGACAACGCATTCACTGCAGGATCATTTGCAGGTGGAGATGGTGTTGCACTTTGTGCAAATAACCACCCAACAATTGCTGGAACTTTTTCAAATGTTTTAGCAACAGCTTCTGATCTTAGTGAAACTTCACTAGAACAAGCAGTCATAGACATCGCTAAGTTTACAGATGAGCGAGGCTTAAAAATTGCTGCAAGAGGGCAGAAACTTATTATTCACCCTGCGCAACAATTCATAGCTGAAAGAATCATGAAATCTGCAAACAGAGTTGGAACAGCTGATAATGATATTAATGCACTATCATCTATGGGAATGATACCACAAGGATACGTGGTAAATAACTTCCTAGCGGATGGTGAGTCATTCTTCATTAAGACTGATGTTCCTAACGGATTAAAGCATATGGTTCGTGCGCCAATCAAAACTGCCATGGAAGGCGATTTTGAAACTGGTAACGTTAGATATAAAGCTAGGGAAAG